TAGACAACCCCTTATCGACGCAAATACTGTCTACATTATTGTAAACAGTAGTTACAACAGTTAAGATGTTAGGCTTTGAGGCAACCGTAACAACGCCCTCTAAAGGTTGAATAGGTGGCATAGGAGTAGTATTTAAGTGGTGGAATAATCGAATTAATGATGCAACCCCCATACATATGTACCTCACTCGCTTAGGCTCGTTACGGTACTGTATTAAGGTAGGTTGCTATTTTACATTGGGATGCAAAAAGCTTTGTTAACAGTTTGTTAACATTTGAGTTTAGATGTTGCCTTTAATTAGTGTATTACGCCCCAACTAAACAGCACTATTTTAACTCAATTTCCCATCGAAAAACAGCTAAATTCTCAGGAGAAAGGAGAATGAAACGGAAACAAGTTACACCCCCTCCCCCCTGAGAAACTCATCTCCGACGGAGGGCTATTGGAGTTGGGTGGTATGCACATTTATATTCTCAAAACATTTTTCTGTTGAAAAAAATATAAAAAATATTTTCTTAGCTCAGTAGGAAAGTGCCACTATATAGTATCGTAGATACCTTTGAGGTTATGCAATAACCGAAGAAAGGGATCGAGATACATATAGATAAGGCACACTTTCCGTCATTATTACTATTAACACATACGCTCATGGTTCGTGTGCCTAAAGGCAATACTCGCAAATTCGCTACAACTATAGTATAAGAAGCGAAGCTTCTCTCCAAAAGGTATCACGAGCCAGAGCGAGTGCAATGTTAAGATGAAGATGAGCCTAAAGCGAATCGGAATCTTAACTAATAAGGGAACGAAGTTGCCCTATTTAATAGAAGAAAATTAAACTAATTTAAGGCACTATGCTATAAGCCAGTAGACTTTCTGCTCAAAACCAACACAATTGCTGTGTTGATTGTTGCATTCTCTTTTCAGTTGTATTATATTTGCATCACAATTATACGACAGTTAAAACTTTAACATATCATTAACACTTTAGCTATTGCTTTTTGAGTAATAATGTTGTATCTTTGTATGGTAGTACATTTGGTAGCGATGACCCAGAGATAGACATCAGGGTATGAGTCCTAAGCAGCTAGATTAGGATGCAGTCAGAATGAAGAGGTGTGACTCCTCTCCTCTCAAATGTACTAGCAAATATTAAAGACTTGCTAACATCCTATAGCTTGCGGGAAAGAGCACATGAAAAGCATGAGGTGATGGTTCGAGTCCATCTGGGAGCTTCAGTCTTTAATTTATAGTAGGGGTAGCATAAAGGTAATGTACTTCAGTGGTTAGGCTTGTGCCTAGCTTCCCGAAGAGATTAGGAGGTTCGATTCCTCCTCCCTGAAGCAAAGACGGTGTGGAAAGACACACAGTTCGACAACGCGTAGTTCCATATGCAAAACAGTTAGCCTCTCAGGGTTTCGGTGTAAGAAAGTAAGCTATAGGCTTCAATAATCCCTGATTGTGAACGAGAGTTGTTTCAGCCTTGTGCCCCAGTTACAGTATCAATCAAAGTTTATATAGATATTGTAGAACACACCCTCTGGACTACACAAGGTTCTACTTGGCATCACTTACGAGTGTGGCCATGCGAACGCAAGCTTTAACATAGTATGATGGACGATAAGGTTTAAACGCTTAGTACTCTTTACCAAGAGATTAAAAGTCCGTAGTAACGGCACAGAACACCCTCTCCTAACCACGTCATACAAAAGTTAAAAGCAACTCTATGGGTAACTATAGAGGGTATATGGGTGAAGTGTATCTACTACTGAACGAGTGTACGAGTTAAACAGCTAAAATCTATCTAAATGAAAGACATTGAAAGAAAAATGGTACTAGACAAGACAGTTAAGCACTGGATATATAAAGCCAAAAAAGTGAAAGCAACAGACTTCAGACAAGCAATGAATGACTATCCGAGAATACCTGAAAGGATATCGAGACAGAACTTAGAAACAATAGATAGCTATGAAGGAGAATTCTAAACGAGTAGCAATTGCATACAGGCTCAAAACCATAGCAACAGACACCTGCTCAAGTTGTAGTAGAATATTTGATACATACGAGTGGTCTAAAGGAAGATGTACTTCATGTATTCTTAATAAATACATAATTGATGAAAGAGGATTCTAATGAAGAATAATCCGTATCTGCATGACAATTTCATGGAAGATATGAAGTTCTATGATCCTGTAAGATACAACATTCTCCAAATGGAGAGGCAGATCATTAATGAGCAGTATGGCCCTAATGACTGAGAGAAGATATGGTGGTCACAACGAGATATATTTGAAACTACTCAACCAGCTATTCAGTTAGATATGGAACTACCTCGTAAATTACCTAACTCTACTAAGCCTATACCGAGTTATACAGCTACATGACTAGATAGTGATCTAGTACCTAACCCAATCTAATGGAAAATAAAGAACTATTAAAAGAAGTAAGTACAGCACTTGCTAAATACTTTTCAGATGTATACGAAGTAAACGCGAAGTACACAAAACAACTGCATGATCTCTTAAAAGAAAAACATCCAGAAGCTTTCAATGAAGACATTCCAAAAGAATACAAATGGAAAATAAAGAATACTTAGAAACTACATTTCCAGATGGCACTCCAGTTAAGATATATCCAGTGAAAGAACAAACAGAATCAATTGAAGCTGATGCAATAGAGACTATGGTATCTCTCGCTCAAGCATCTCCTGTAATAGAGCATGGTGCTGTAAATGCAGTGTACTACAAAGATTTAATTGTACTTTCTGGTAAATGGAAAGATGAAGAATTAACTCAGCTTAGACTAGATTACCCTCAGATTAAACATATCATTACAATTCACAATAAATCTTTCGACAGATGGAACAAGAGCTAGAACTACCTTATCACGGTGATCCTACAGAAGGAGTAGAATACTTTACAAAAGTCATTGATTACAATGAAATTACTAGCTTTGGAGTAGACACACATACCTATAAAGTTACAGAACCAGAAGATCTAAAAGCTAAAGAGTTAGGGTGCTCTATATGGCATCTACCTCTAGGAGTAAAGGTTTATCTTAGACCTAACCAAAAGGATATTTATATAAATGATATTCAAACTCATTACGAGTTAAGAAACTTTTCACATCAAAATATCGCACATGCATAAATTAATTTACTTATTGATACCCATAACACTAGGATTCTTTTCCTGTAATCGTAAGAGTATCTACATAACAAATAAAGAATCGAAAGAATTCTTAGAATCTATAAAAGCAATGAATTAGATGGAAAACAACGTTAATCATCCTCCTCATTATGGCGGAGGAGATAATCCTTATGAGACTATAAAAGTTATAGAAGCTTGGGAATTAGATTTCTGTTTAGGTAATGCAGTTAAGTACATTTCTAGAGCAGGAAAGAAAGATCCTACAAAAGAACGAGATGACTTGCTTAAAGCAGTATGGTATCTGAATAGAAAGATTGATCAATTAGACCATGACTAAGATAAAAAAATCTGGTATACCAATACGTATTTATAAAGAGGGTTGGGACTTTCATGGTTACCACCAAATTGGTGGTAATTTTGTAGACGCTTATATTACTCCAGATTCTTACCCTCCCCAATGCAGAGGATGTAAGCAACAACATGAAAGTACCCATTGGAGAGAAGATGTAGATAAAATACTCTGTGACGATTGTTACGCTAAAGAAAAAGAACATGGAGAAGAAGAAAGCTAAAGATCTAGCTACTCATATTATTGAGTATCAATCCGATAGACACAAACTAAGAGAGAAAGTTGATAACTATGAGCTTAGAAAAGAAAACTCTATAAGAGAGGTGAGTGAAGCTATTCAAGACTATAACTTTCCAAGTGAAGAGCATGAAACAATTATACCTCATTTAAGTGACTCAGTAAAACGAGAAATTCTATTCTCCTTTGTAGGTAAAACCCTGGTGTTGTACGATCACATGAAGGCTGAGACTAATGGATGGTGTTTTGGCGTAGCTCCAGAAGGATACTATAATATGTACCCAAAAGTAATAGGAGTAAGAACTGAACCATTTGGGAAGAAAGAAGGTTCTGTAGTATACATGCTAACACTATCTTGGGAAGACAAAGAGTTTGACTATATGTGCGGTACTTTCTCTCATCTACTAGAACTGAAAATAAAAGAATAGCTTATGACATTTAACTTAGAGAATCTGAGCTTTGAAAGAAAGTTAGACATTGCACTAAGAGCAGTTAACTTCTTTCAACCATCAACCAAACAGTTAACTGATTTAGAGATTAATTTAGTTACCCTAATAGGGCTTTTACCCGATAAGTTTAAGTATGCTCCATTCTCTCAACCTGCTAAGAAGTACCTTAGAAATCAAGCATTAGAGAAATATGCTTGGGTAATTAGTCCAGTTAACTTAAACAATAAGTTATACTCCTTGCGTGACAAAGGACTAATTCACCACGATACAGATGGAGTCATGTACTTAACTCCTATATTTGCACAAATGCTAAAGGAAATTAAAACTACTCACCATGATAATAAACCCTGGGAGCTTTCCTTCAGTTTCCCGCAAAGAAAAGTGGGAGTTAACGAAACTTCTAACCCCGGAACAGAAACAGCAGAAGAGAGAGAAGGGGAAAAAGCTTAAAGAGCAAGTCTTAAAGCACATAGAAAAGAAAGATAGAAGAGCTAAGTATCATCCTACTACAGCAGTTAGCCATAAGAACTTAATACCGATTGTAGCACAACTACACGGAGTACCAGAACGACTAGTAAATGATGTAATCAATCATTCATTCAACTTCGTACGTAAATGGATTTCTAACCCTTCCTTCAGCAGTAGGATTACTATACCTGAATTAGGGTATTTTGAACTCAACAGGGTAAAGATTTATAAACTTTTAGAAAAGCACATTTGGATACTCAAGCATACAGATCTTTCATCTACACAAAAGGCACTACTCGAACTAGAGTTTAGGGAACTGTGGAGATTAAAGCAACTCATGAATGTCTACGACAAAAGAAGTAAAGTGAAGTACAATGCTTCTAAAGAAGGAAAGAGCCTAAAGGTTCAAGTACAGAAAAAAGGATTAGAGATAGTTAAACTACCTGATCCATTCAAGAAACCAACACAACAAATCTAAAAAACAATGTTACTCAACGAACAACAAATACAAGAAAGAATTCAAACCAATAAAGCACTATTAGATCTACCTAAGTCACTACAAACAGGATCATTACCTCCTTACTCAGAAGACATGATTATCCGTCAGTTTTACTTTGAAGCCGAAATGCATGTCAATGAAGCAGGTATTATCGAACCATTGTACAGAGTAGGAGAGAGTGATGGGGGAAGACCTGTTGCAAGACAAGACCATCCAGATTTTCAACCAAGAGGAGTTATTGTTAAGCTCTCTGCAAAAGCTAAGGCAGAAGGGTTGGAAGAAGGCATGGTCGTATGGATTCCTATCCATGTAGCTGCTTCTCAAGCGTATGAATTCTTAGTAGAGAAAGAGAGTATTGTTGACAAACCTTGTGGGTTTAAGAAGATACCTTATCGTTTGATCGAATACATCGAACAAGAGAAATACTCGAACAACTAATATGAAACAGTTTAATAACTTAGAAGAATGCATTGCAGAAATCAAACGTCTTAGACTTCAAGTAGATGCTTTGATTCAAATAGCAGATGAGAATAAAACTAGTGCTGAAACTACACTAGCTTGGAGAGAACTTCAGTTAGCAAAAGCTTGGTTAGGTAAACTACTTGGAGATGTAGCTAAAACACCTTCTCCCTACAAACAGGTCAATAAGACAGAACTTATTCCTGTAACTACAGAAGTAGCAGAACTAGCTCCTTATAAATTTGATAGTCCACTAGCTATGTGTAATTCTCAAAGAAATATTATTGAGAATACTATCCAAGATTTTGAAGATTTGTACTATGCTCCAAATCTTGAACAAGTAATTCAATTCTATAACAATAGCTTAGGCAACGGAATAGACCTAGAAGAAGTAAAAGCAATAGCAGATAAGAAAATCTGGTTACACTATGATTACTTTAATCTTATTAGGGAATATCTTCAACAAGCTAGGTTTTGGTATGGTTTTGAACTCTCGAACCTAAGAACAAATGAAGCTCAAAGATATAACCCCGTCAAACATTAGAAACTTTGTAGAGGGTAATATTAACTTCTATACCAAGAGCTATCCTAGATATCAACTAGAGCAGTTCTTATACCGGGCTTACCTTTGTAAACCCTGTCTTGAAAACGGTAAATGCACACACTGTGGATGCAAAACTCCTCAAATGTTTTTCGCTCCTCGTAAGCAAGATAGTCAGGACAAGTGGCCACCTTTTTACTTCCATGAGATCGATTGGGAAGACTACAAAAGGAAACACCTTAAGGCTATGGAGTTCAGCGATTACCTTAGTCAAAACATATTGGATAATACTGATCCTACTGTCCAGCATGATATTCATGCTATTATCCAAGACGCAGCAGCTCTCCTCGATCAACACCGAGAATTGGATGCTCAAAACCCAGATATCCCACTTGAAAACACTGAAGCATACAAACGAGAAATCGATAAAGAAACTTCAGTACCAAGTGAATACCCTAACACTTCAAGTAGCGCTACCTCCACAGGAAGTATTCTACTACAAGGAGTTCAGTAGTAGAGATGCTCCTTCCACAGGGAAGTTGATGGATACTAGCCTTCTGAAGGCATTAACACGAGTTAAACTTAGAATAGGTGATAGAATTAGGATCAACTCAGGATACCGTACTAGAAATCACAATGCAAGAGTCGGAGGGTCTGAACACTCGTTACACATGGAGGGTAAAGCCTGCGACATCGCAGCAATTAGCAAAGAAAGAAAGTATCAGATTATTAAAGCAGCTATGGAAGAGGGCATTCCAAGAATTGGAATTGCAGAACGGTTCATTCACCTTGACGTTGGAACTGGTAAACGACATCAAAAGCCTAGAATATGGCTCTACTAAACGATCAATATAGACTTGAGTACACAGCCCAAGCATTAGAGGAATATGAATCCATATGTATTACCAATGCAATCAGTTGGATGTTTCCTCAATTAACAGGTGAATGGGAAGAAGATAAAGCAGAATGGATGAAAAACATCTATCCTGATTTGCTTTTAGAACGATTTGCCAATCAATACGAATCATTAACCAAAGATAGATCACATGATTTATACGATTAAAAAAGGAAAAAATGACAATGGGTTTAATATCCCGGACATCTTTACAGGAAAATTTAAAAAGACTTGGAAAGTATCCTTATCCCCAGAATGCTGGTACCCACAAGAATTAGGCTACAATCAAATTAACAAGTTAGTTGGTGTAACTGAATTCTGGTCAGCCAACAATAAGAACTCCGTGATGGTAGGATGGGATCCTTGTTATCTCCCTGAAGAAGAAATTCTAGAGAAGTACCCTCACTGCAAGAACTTAGGAAATCTTACTGCTGATGTAAAGTATTTTAATATTTACAGCTACGTAAACAATGAGAAAGGAGATCATTTTATGCAACTATCTACTATCGTAGCAGATTGGAGAGTTAATGATATTGATTATCTAATCGAAAGAACCGAGAATAAATCAAACCTTAAACATGAATTAAAGGTTATTCAGTTTGACCCAGGTACTAAGGAAACTGGGCCTAAGATAACCAGTGATTATCCTGTGCATCATATTGAGACATACTTTACTAAGTACCTAAAAGGATGGCTTCGTGAAATCTTCATTTGGTTTGGTGGTACGAGAAAAGCTCCTTGGGATATGCTGTTTAAAGTAAACTAAGATGTTTCCTTTTGAACCAGATAACATAGTAGACTTCTCAAAAGACTTTTATAAACAATACCCTGAAGCAAAAGCAATCTTTCATCCTACTCCATCAGATACCATGTGGGCATATGTCCTTTTGTATCATGAAAACTCTCCATTCAAGAACTTAAGCTTAAAGCGTAAGTTGCAAGAAGTAGAACGAGTAGCGACAAAAAAGATCAAGTATGAAGGATATGAAGAAGCTGAAAAGCTCTTTGAAGAAGGATCTACAGATGCAAACAAGAAAGCGCTAACTCGTTGGCGTAAGAAGTTAGATGAGAGAGATGACTATATGGAGTCTCTTTCCTATGAGAATCCAGATGACATCCCCGTTATAGAAAAGTTCTTAGGTAATTCTAAGAGTGTATGGGATGCATACTGGCAAGCAGAAAAACAATTGAAAAAAGAAGAGGGTTCTCGTGTATCAGGTGATCAACAAGAATCAGCAACAGAAAAAGGATTTATCTAACATGAAATTATATCAAATTATTATTGGTCTTTTAATAGTAGCAGTACTTGGGTTACTTTTCAATAAGTATGTAGCTCCTAAAATTCCTACGGAAAATTCATATGCACAAAAGTTTGAGTACAAAGAGAATAAGCGTGTAAAAGATCTTATATATGAATCAGAAACACTTCGACTTAAAAGCCTTATGCTTCAAGCAGCATTAGATTCCTGCAAGTATAACATCACAGCTTTTAAAACAATGACCCCTGCTGTTAGAGTTGTATACAAAGCTAAGAAGAGCAAAGCTCTACAAGATTGTGAAGAAGAAGTAATTGAACTGCGAGGTCATCTAGGAGAGTATGTAGGAGCTAAAGCTCAGATGGAAGTAGAGAAAGACCTTCAGATCAATTTGCTTAAACGTCAAATGGATACTTGTGCATACTTTGTTCAAGAGATGGATAAAGCACTACTTAAGATGAGTAATGATGTAACTAAGCTTACAAATGAAAAAGATAGTCTAGCTAATGTTTTGCAGACACCAATCGGTATAACCAAAGAGTTTCCTTGCTTAAAAGCTAAGAAAGGAACTGTAGTTATGGCATCTGTTATACCTGCAACTGGTGAGAAAGATTTCACGATTTCTAACTTTAATTTACCAAAAGACAAGTATAAAGCAGCTAAGAAATCATGCAGACGAACTACTCGTTAAGCTTACAAACAGTAGAAACTGAAAAAACTACTCACCCTGTTTTATTGTATATTGAAGATCATGCTGTAGGATTTTACTATCAATGGTGGAAAGATAAGGGAACAGGCTTATATTATAGAATCTTCGATGTGCAACTTGAGAATGAACTTCTAAACATAGAAATGGGTACAAAGATATGTAACTCTTTTGATGAACTTGATGAGGATTACATAAATTGTGTAATGCAAGTATACAACGCACTAACAGCCAACTAAATACAGGAACCAGATGAATTGGCATTACATATCCGGTTTTGTTGATGCAGATGGTTCCATAACTTTAATTAAACAGAAAGGTAGGTATTATCCTCGTATAGGATTTCACAATACTTGCTTAGAGATATTAGTTCAGATAGAGAAGTTCATAAAGTTAAAGTTAAATATCAACGGCACATTAACGCATTATCTACCTCGCACTGACGAAGGAGAAGTTCAGTATACACTGACTTATAGTTCTTATAAATCTGTATTGCCTATACTAGCCCGATTAACACTTAAGCATCCTAAGAAGATGTACAGAGTGAGAATCATCGACAAGGTGAATAAAGCTCGTTTAGGAGATACTACAATTGACTACGAAGAAACTGCTCAATCATTCCGATCTGATAGTTGGAAATACTTAGTAGGAATTTAATAAATATGAAATATACAGCAACATTTCCAGAAGACTTTTACTATCAGTGGGTTCATCCTAATGGTAAAGAACTACAGTTACAACAAGAGATTAATATTTTAAAGGATGAATTAAAACGTGTGCGAGAGTTAGCACGTAATGAAAGAAAACGTTTCCTTGACAAAGAATCAGAATTATATGCTTCTATTAGGAAAGCAAATGATACAATTCTAGATCTTCGTGTTTTAAACCATTTACTAATTTCAAATGATAAATAAAGGAATGCACCAAGCAAATAAATACATGCGTGTTCAAGACCAGAATGGTCAGATTGCAGTAATCGTACCTGAAACTGATTTCATTCTTCATGCTCGACAAATGAGAGATCTAACCAATAAGGTAGAACAAATGAATAGAGATCTTAAAACACTCAATGCAAAGAATCATGAGTACATTACTTACAAAAGTGAAGTCAATGAACTAATTACGAAAGAAGTTCAGAAAGCTCGTACTCAACAACGCCAAAAAGATGCTAAAGTTTATGCTCACTGGAGAGACAAAGCTAAGTCTTTAGAGGAACAAATTAAAAGATTAAAAGATGAGTTAACTCATACTTCTACAAGTCTTTATGATCGAGTAGAAGAACTAAAAGTTGCTAGAGAATTCTTAAATCGGAAGGTTTTAAAGGAAACAACTGATTGGTATGAGAAACATCGCACACTCGTTTATGCGTTAGAACCATTATCTCAAGCTTTATCTTATGCGTTAAAAGGAGATATATACAAGTCACTCAGCATTGATTACAATGAACCTAGCGAATCTAGTAGTCTCTAATCCAGTAGAATTAACTTTCTTCATAGGAAATGCCAATAGAGCCAATCAAGCATTAATGCTTTTACCTATCCACTATGGATATAAAAATCTAAGTACAGGAGAGGTATTTATTATAGAATATGATAAAATTGAAAACGAACTGGAGCCGTGTATACCGACCCAGAATTAACCAAACAAGTAGTGGGATCAATACTATTAATTCTTCTTGTATGTGGAGTATTCTACTGGGCAACTAGAAATAATAAAAAATATGTCTTCATTCCTGATGAAGAAAAAGATTTAATGCTTGACTTGATGATTAAATCTACAAGCAGTAAACTTACTTTGGACGATTGGAAAACCTACTTAGTCGGCATTGGAATGGCCGAAGATCAATTTAATGAACTCATCATCGAGATGAGAACTAAAATGTTTGAATAAACAATTATACACCAATGACAACAGAAGCACTAATTAAGCAAATTGCAACTCATTCAATTAAAACTGAGGTAAAACTTACGCATACACTTTCTAAGATTGAGAAAATTACTCAATTGCTTATCGAACGATTTGATAAAGATGGAACAGATGACTTGAACTTCCCTAAGAAGATTACTTTCTTTAGCGTAATTGCTAATGTTCCTGCACTAGTAAAACTACTACGTCAAATCTTTGAAACCCTAAAAGAACAAACTCCCGAAGTTGTTATCGAAGATAGTAACCTTGATCAATTTCTAGCACTGAACACTACTCCTGAAACAGTTACACAATAATATTATGCAAAAGATACCTAATGAAAGAAAAGATGTAATGCACACTGAAGAAGCTCGTAAGAGCTTGATCAAAGGCATTAACAAGTTAGCAGATGCAGTAAAGGTTACATTAGGCCCTGATGGCAGAAATGTTATTATTCAAACAGACCGCAATCCTATCATCACTAAAGATGGTGTTACGGTAGCCCGTCACGTATCTCTATACGATCATACAGAACGTATGGGAGCTGACATCCTTAAACAAGCAGCCCTTAAAGCTGCTATGGAGAATGGAGACGGTACTACTACTGCAACAGTAATTGCTCAGAAGCTAGTTAACGAGGCAGAACGTGCCATTCAAAATGGCCATAACCCTAGGGAACTATCCACTACTATCCAAGTAGGATGTAACACAGTTGTGGACATGATTAAAACTCGTGCAGTTCCAATTGATCTTAATTCAACTCAACTAGAATCTATTGCTACGATTAGTGCAAACAATGATGCTGAATTAGGCAAACTAGTGGCAGAAGCTTACCGTAAGGTAGGACTAGATGGTGTAGTAGCTTTTGAAGAATCAAAGAATACCGAGACTTATCTTGAAGAAGTCAAAGGACTTGATTTCCCTAACGGGTACATTAGTCCTCACTTCATGACAGATCCTAAGTCCTACAGCGCAGAGTATGAAGATGCTTATGTACTAGTATATGACGGTAAGCTACGTAATCCACAACACCTTATTGGCATTCTATCCAAAGTAAAGGAGAAAGATGCATCACTTCTTATCATTGCTGATGAGATTGATGCGCAGACTCTTAACCTTTTGATTGTCAATAAGACTCGTGCTAATCTTAAAGTAGTAGCCGTTAAGTCTCCCGGTTTTAATCAACAAAAGAAAGTAATGTTAGAAGACATTGCTATCCTTACTGGAGGACAACTCGTATCGGAAGATACTGGTCTAACGCTAGACAAAGTAGATCTATACCACTTGGGTAAAGCCAAACGCATTAAGGTTACTGCTAAAGCAACTACCATTATTGATGGAGCAGGTAAGCCTGATTTGATTAAGGCTCGTGTAGATGTTCTTAAAGCTCAATGGTTTGAACAGGATAACGAATACTTGAAGGATAAAATCAAGCAACGTATCGCTAAGCTTTCTAGTGGTGTACAAATCATTCGAGTGGGAGGCACTACAGATGCCGAGATGGTTGAGCGCAAATATCGTGTCGAAGACGCTGTATACGCTACGAAAGCTGCACTACTTATGGGCATTCTTCCCGGTGGAGGAACAGCATTGGTTAAGATTGCTGAAGAACTGGAGACTAGAGTTCATGCTATGCTTGAGGAAACTCAACAAGGAGTACGTATTCTAATTGCTGCTATTCGAGAGCCTCTTAAGGTAATTGCTGAGAACTCAGGTGTGAATGCTGAGATTATCTTACACAGAATTTCTACTACTCCAGACTTTAACTACGGGTACAATGCACTATCAAAAGAGTATTGCGACCTAGTTGCTGAAGGGATTGTAGATCCTGCTAAAGTAGCAATTACTTCTCTAGAAGCTGCCGTTAGTGTAGCCAACCTGATTATCAATACTGGAGCTGCCCTAATGCTCAACAAGGAACCTTTTGATGATAAAGGAATTAATCCTAATGAAGTATACGCAGAATAGTATAACAAATAAGCCTTGCCTCTTCCCGGTATGGGAAGGGGTATCGCTATATATAGTATATGGAAAACAATGATATTACTTATAACTTATACTTAGACTTAGCTACTTATGTTGATCCATATCGTGTAGAACAATCTGTATTCCTTTTAGATGAAATACCTGAGTATCATCCTTTATCACTAGACTATCGAGAGTTCTGGAAAGAACAGCGTAAACGATGCATTGAAGGATATTGGTACAGTGGTGTATGGATGCCTGGTAAGTTATACTTCTATGTTAATTTTAATACCATCAAAAGAAACTTCAAGGGGTCAAAGGTAAAGCAGTTTGCTAGACCACTACTTCGTGACGTAGAATGGATGGTGTATTACAATGTAGAAGAAGCTAGAGGATTCTCAGGTTTTGAAGATGACCCTATCTATTCTTGCCACAATGTACTCAACAGCGATTTAACTGATGATCAAATAAAAGAAAGGTACTGCTACAATGAAGATGGCTTTAGTGAACAAGTCTACAATAACATCTTTCAAGTATCTGGTGTAAGAAAAATCTATCAGGCACCAAGAGACTACTTACGAAAAGTACATGACAACAACTATGGAGTTGCTTTATACTTAAACAACTCTAAGAACATGCTTACCTTTGGTAGTCGAGAGTTTGGTTAAGTTGGCCTAACTATAAACACCCCTTTAATTGCAAGAACATCCTACTGGGACAATTTGCAGCCAAGCCTTGTATAAGGAAGGTTCAACGATCAGTCGAAAGACGTAGCTCTAAGTGGAGCGAAACGGGGGGCATTCGTAAGAATGAAGACATGATCTAATCTATATGGTAACATATAGCAGCGAAAGCGGTTACGAATTAACGACTCGTAGCGAATACAAATGAAATCTTACATAGCAGGTAACATTACATTACACGAATGGCTTTTTGATGGTCTTACCCGCTATGTACCAGCAGCTCAAGTCAACACTGCTTCTGACATTATCATGGGAGCATTTGACGCTAAGTATTCAGGTGAAACATTAGATAAAGCTAAGATCGGATTAGATAAACTTCCAGGAGGATATGAGACTTATGAATTCAAATATCCAGCTCCTTTCACAAAGAAATATACTGGATCGTGGGGGCCTTCTAAGAGTGTTACTGCTCAGTACAAAAAGAAAGTAAAAGGTACTTGGGAAGATGTTGGTACCAAATCCATTATCCGTCACCGTACCTTTAAGGATAATCCTTTTGCGGGACAAGGATCTCGTAACGGGTTAATTATGTGTGAAGAGATTGGTATGTGGCCTAACTTCTTAGAATGCTTTGCTGCAATGGTAGACAACCAGAAGGACGGCTCATTGAAGTTTGGATCTATGTTTATGTGGGGTACTGGTGGATCTATGGATCAAGGTATTGTTCCTGCACTAGATATATTCTACAATCCACAGAAGTATGACTGTATTGTGTTTGAGGATATATGGGAGAATAAAGGAGAAATATGCTTCTTTATGCCTGCCTACTTAGCCCTCAATAACACTAAGGATACTTCTGGCAAGACTTTAATGGGACTTGCTCTAAGTGAGATTCATACAGAACGTGATAAACTAGCAGGTAATAAAGGATCTAAAGATCGTCTTCAACGGGAGATGCAGTACCGTCCAATTAAGCCTTCTGAGATGTTTCTTACCAAGACTGGGAATTATTTCCCGATTGTAGAAATGAAGGAAAGATTGGCTTTACTCGATTCAAAAGTTAAACCTGAAGACTGGCAAAAGAAAGTTCAACTGTATTTTGATTCCAATACTAAAGGAGGAGTACGCTATGAAATAGATACAACCAATAGCTTAACGGCTATTGATAAGTATCCTTGGCATGGCCCTTCAAAAGATGGCTGTGTAGTCATTTACGAGTTTCCTATTACAGACAAAGGAGGTGTAGTGCCAAAAGATCTATATCTAATAGGGCATGACCCTATTGCTACAGACTCAGTAACAGGCGAATCTTTTGCTGCAACATATGTAATAAAAACTAAAAAATACTGGAATACATACGGGCACGATGAGATTGTTGCTGCATATGTATCTAGACCTTACGATGGCAGAGGCCCTATCAATGAGAACTTATTAAAGCTTTCGATGTTATATGGAAATGCCATTATCTATTTTGAGAACATGGTAGGTAATGTAAAAGAGTATTTTGAGAAGATGAAACGACTCGATCTACTAGCTAGACAACCTACTACTGTATTCAATAAAAAAGCATCATTTGACGGAAAAGGTCAAGCTGTTGTTTATGGCTACCCCATGAGCAATAGGAAAATAAAGATGGATGCAGTTCAATATGTTCGAGATTGGTTATTAGAAGAGAGAGGACAAGAAGATGGTAGAATAGTAAGAAACTTAGATCGCATATGGGATAAAGCACTATTACAAGAATTAATATCTTTTGACCTTGAGGGCAACTTTGACCGAGTAATGGGACTAATGGGGTGTATCATTGGAATGAATGAAACACACAATCAGTACCAAAATTCCATTGAAGCTGCTTCTAGAGAATACAATTCTAACTCACTGTCTTTCTTAATATCTAATAGATTAATTGGAGGAGATAACTATCAAGAAACGAAGACAAAACTAAAAAATGTTACCATTGATTTCTCCAGTTTAAAATTTTAAACAATGTACGAACAAACAAAATATTTATCCCAACGCGTTAGTGAGTCCAAAAAATTGGCTAATGACAAAGAGTGGGCAAAACGAATGATTGATTTCATTTGTCAACAACATTTGATCAATGCTTACCACGAAACTAGAACTTCTGATAATACAGTAAATGTGCTTAACGATTATGCACGAATGTTGTCCAATTACCAACTGTATAACAACATCATTAATCAGAAGGATTTTGAACGTGAATGTAACCCACTCGATCTAAAAGTAGGACAATTCAAGGAAGAGATATATCCTTACAATAAAACCTACAATAAGATTCAAGTCCTTTTAGGAGAAGAATTAAAACGTCCTTTTGATTATACAGTAGTTACCATTTCCGAAGAAGGCATTCGTCAGAAGTTAGTTGAGAAAGATGAAGCTATTCGTGACTACTTGGAACAAGCAGTTAACAGTATTGTAGAAACTTACAATCAACAAATGCAGGCATCTACTGATCCTAATCTTAGTGAAGAGCAGAAAGCTCAAGCACAAGAAAAGGCTCAACAGGACATGCAGGCTAAGATTGATCGTATTGTTTCTCCTGATTACATCGAACGTGCTTTATCTACCACTAGTTCTCAGAAAAGAGAAATTACTTGGTCTAAAATTCTACGTTATTTAACTACTATCCAAAACATTCTTGACAAGAAGAATGACGGCTTTAAGCATGGATTGATTGCTGGCATAGAAGGAGCCTGGACTGGCATAGAAGGAGGAGAACCCGTTGTAAAGATACTTAACCCATTAGGATTAATCTATGACAAATCTCCTGACACCAAATGGATTCAGGATGGTAACTATGCGGGTTATAAAACTACCATGAGCTTAAATGAGATCATTGCTCAGTATGGAGATGACTTATCGACTACAGATCTACGTGATCTAGAGGATCGATTGAATGGAGGATGGGGGCTTGGTAGCAATGCTTATTCTCATGCTAACTTTAACCCTGAGCAATACTTCTTTGGTATTCCGGTTAAACAGTCTGAGATTTCTCAGTATGGTACCAATAACCCTCAGCTTCAAACATTGAATGTTTATCATGTAGAATGGAAATCCTTGCGTAAAGTATACTTCATTACGTACATGAATGCTTACAATGAGAAGCAAGTAGATATTGTAGACGCTGAAGGATTCTATATCCCGCCTTATACTGAATCTAAGTCTACTACAGATCGTTTTGGAAAGTCAAGAAAGATCATGATGTTTGATGGTTATGAGGTAGAAACCAAATGGATCACTGACGTATGGGAAGGAGTGCGTATTGGAGATGATAAGTACTGCCGAATTGGTAGAAAATCTTATCAATATCGCAATGCTGACAATCCCAATGATGTAAAGTTAGGCTATCACGGAGTTGCTTACTCAAACATGAATAGCCCTATTGTATCGCTGATGGATCGAATGAAACCATTCCAATATCTTTATTTTATCATCATGCACCGCATGAAAGAAATGATTGCCAAAGACAAAGGTAAGGTATTCCATTTTGATGTAACAATGATTGATCCTCAATTAGGGTTAGATAAAACGCTGTACTACTTAGATAAGTTAGACATTGACTTCTTTAACCCACTAGAGAATGCCAATACTCATGGTTCTGCTCAACGTGGCAAAATTACTTCTTCTACGGATAGGAGTAACATGCAGCACATCATGAACTATGTTCAGTTGTTGGCAGCTATTGATGACCAAATTTCTGATGTAGCAGGTGTTACCAAACAGCGTGAAGGTTCTGCCTCTCCTTATGAGACAGCTACTTCTAATCAAAATGCAATTATTCAATCTTCTCACATCACTGAGATTTATTTTCACACACATGCTAAGTTGTGGGAAAGTGTACTGAACTCACTGGTTCAGGCTGCTCAAGATTGTTGGAAGCACAAAGGATTACGCAAACAGTTTGTATTAGATGACTTGTCTATTCAATTGTTAGAAGTATCTCCAGAAGAATTTACTGGGGCTGATATGGCAGTATTTGTGTCTAACTCTCGTAAAGATCAAGAGATCTTCCAGAAGATTGAAAAGCTATCTGAGTTTGCGTTGTCTTCAGGTCAAGCTAAATTGTCTGACATGATTACTATGTTTAAAGCTAATTCTATCGCTGAAATGGAAGTTAACATCAAAGCACTAGAGAAGAAGAACATGGCTCAACAACAAGCACAACAGCAGGCTGAATTGGATAATCAGAAGCAAATGCAAGAAGCTCAATTGGCTGCCGAAGAACGTAGAATGACCCATGAAAAAGAGTTGAAGCAAATGGATATTGATGCTCAAATTGAGAAAGCCCAAATTGATTCATTTAAGTTTGTTCAAGATCAGGATTCTAATACTGATGGTATTCCAGACCAGTTGCAGATAGAAAAAATTAAGTCAGATAATCAATTAACTAACCGTAAGTTAGACATTGAAGAAAAGAAATTAGCGCAGGAGAAAGAGTTAAAAACTCAAGAAATTGCGGTAAAAAGAATGCAAGCCAACAAGCCAAAGACTTCTAAATAGTTAAGCTTGCTATAAGACATTTATTATTTTCATTTTTCGCAGGCGGAATCCTGCATAAATCACGTATATTACTATGGAATTCAACATCGAAGACATTATCCAGTTTACTCCTGAAGAGAAGGAGCAACAAAATACCAATGATACAACTTCTCCTGAAGATCAGGAAATTGATAACAATAATCCAGATATTCCAGACACTCCTTCAGATGCTCCCGAAACGGAAGAAGAAGACAAGGATGGAGATATCCCTGATGCACCAGATGAATCCGATGACGAAGATTCAGGTTCAGCAGTGGATCTCAAAGAATTTTTTACAACCTTAAAAGACTCTAACTACTTAACTGTTCCAGAAGATTTTACATTCGATGGAACAACTGATTCTCTAGCAGAAGCAATTGATCTTACTTATGAAAGCTTTAAGAAAAGCGCTCAAGAATCTTTACTCAATTCGTTGGATGAAGATTCGAGACTAGCATTAAAGTTTGCATTGACATACAAGAAACCAATCTATTCTTTTTATGAAGAAACAGAAGTAGAGCCTTTTGATTTTAGTACAATAGACTTAGATGAGTTGGAAAACCAACAAGAAGTAGTACGTACCTATCTTAAAAAAACCACAGCATTTTCAGACAATAAGATTGAGAATCAGATTAAAAGTCTATCTCAGTCTGGAGAAATTGTAAGCGAGGCAAAAGAATACCTCGGTGAATTGATTGCATTCCAAAAAAAGGAAAGACAAGAGCTAAACAATAAAATAGAGCAACAACGTCAAAAAGGTCGAGATGATTTGCTTAAGTGGAAAGAGGATAGAGTAAACATTATTAAAAGTTACAAAGATGCCGATGATGCTCGTAAAGCTAAACTAAAAGCTTTTGTAGTAAATGAAGTATATACAGATCGTAGTAAAGCTCCCGTAACTGAGCTAGTACAAGTACTTAGAATGATTAACAATAATCCTGAGCATTATGTGCAATTGGCTGATGTTCTTATGGATTACAGTCCAGAAAAAGGGATTGACTATGATCGATTAACAAAAAGATTGAACACAAAAATAACTTCTTCTCTAAAGGACAAACTGGATGATACAGCTATTGTTCCTAAAGGGAAACAAATTAGAAAGAAAATTGAAGAAGAGTTTAATTGGGACGAATGGGCTAAACAACTTCAATAAACAACAAATACACAAAAATAAATATTTATGTCTGCTAAAGGTTCTAGCCTAGTAATTCGTCGTTACGAAGGCTTTGGAGGTAATTATATTAACTCCCAATATTTGTCTGCTGCCTATGATACAGGTAAGCCAGATATGCTTGATAATACCCTCTCGACTATTTACTCTGCTAAGTCACGTTTCTTTACAGGTAAGTTGTTGACTGGTTTAACAAAAGGTTCCCCTATCGGAACAAAAGAATTGACCACTGAAGTTTTCCGTTGGAGACTACAAGGTGCTGAGATTCGCAATGCTGTTGTAGTTACAAACATCGAAAGTGGCAACACTGCTCCAGGTTTGAATGGTACTACTTTCCGCATCAAGTTGGATTTGAACTATTATTCTCGTCCAGACGTTCTGCTTCCTAAGAATCCAGAATATCCATGTGAGATTGTAGATGGCCCATTTAACGATGGCGATGGTTATATTTTTGTTTTGAGGCTCCAAGGAGATGATCCTTCTAAGTACCTTCCTGCTGATCAATTGGAAGTAGGCGCAGAATGGTCTAAAGGTTGGACTAGCGTAGTAAGTGAAGCCAACGACCAGTTCGGTACTCAACAGTATGCTGCTCCATTTATGCTTGAGTCTCAAGTAGGCGCATTTGCCCAGAAGATCACTGTAACTGATAAGGCTCTTCGCGATGAAGGTCGTCTCGGTTTTGACTTTATTTACACTGATCCTAATACCGGCAAACAGCAGGTAGTTAAGCGCTTTATGCCTTATGCTGAAGCTAAGCAGTGGAATGAACTGTATCAGTCTATGGAAGTACAAGCGTGGTACGGCGTTAAGCAAACTAAGCAATCTACTGTTGCTCCTGAGTGGATAAAAACGGGTCTTTGGGCTCTCCTATTTAGAAATATTTAGGCAAACACTTCTTTAATTGCTGGGATCTCCTACTTTATTATAATAAAGGGACAATCAGCAGCTAAGCGTTTTATACAAAAAACAAAAACAAAACATGAAACCAGATTTCCACTATAAGATAGGACAAAAAATAGGATTATTCACTATCAGTTCCTACGAAAAAGAAGGACTTCATATATTAACATGTGAATGTGGATCTACCATTACAGGTGATTCTTCTCATATTACAGGCAAAATTTCTAATCTGTTAAAGGATGGTTATGTTGCTTGCCAAAAATGTCAAAATAAATTGAAGAAAGAATTTGAAGAAACAAAACTTGAAAAGTCTAATTTAGCTAGTTATAGAGATGCTTACAATCAAGTATTAAATAAGGCTAAAAAACGAGGCAAAGAATTTGCTTTAACTTTTGAAGAATGTTTAGATATCTTTCAGCAAGATTGTTATTATTGTAGTTGCCCTCCTTCTAATACCATAAAAAGAAGAAGCTCTGAATTAACAACAAACTATCAAGGAATTGATAGAATTGATTCAAGCATAGGATATTATAGTAATAATGTAGTTCCATGCTGCAAATATTGTAATGGAGCAAAACTAGACAGATCTGTAGAAGAATTTAACAACCACATTGAAAATATGTATAATACGAAAGTTCAACGACTAGCTCATTTGAGCGTAGGAGCAAGTGCTCCGAAATGGGAAGTATCCTCTTCTCGGTAGAGAAAGGATAAAGATATAGTCTGATCTATACAGTAATGTATAGCTGCGATACTATTCGCGGGTATGAATTAACGACTCATACTGAACACAGCCCGCCAGGGCTAAGAGAACAAATGAAAGATGGGCATACGGAATACATCAATACTCCTCCTTCTGTAACACGTTTGAAGGATTATTTGATGGATATTTTCTTTGCTCGTGAAGACGAGAACAACCGTGATGTTGTAGGTGTAACTGGTTCTTTAGGAGCAGTTAGTTTCCACGATGCTCTTGCTGCTGTTGCTGCTTCTTTCTTGACTATGGATACTCATTACATCCGTCGTACTACTGCTGACTACACAGATCAGGCTCTTGAGTTTGGTTCTATGTTCACCAGTTATGTAGGCCCTCTTGGCATCAAGATTCGTTTGGCGATCAACCCAATGTACGACTCTGCTCGTTACTGCAAGACTTACCACCCAATATACACTGAATACCCAATCGACTCAGCTCGTTTGACTTTCATGGATTTTGGCTCAACTGGTATGCAGCAGAACATTATGGCTCTTAAAGTAAAAGATACTTACCGTCATGCAACCATGATGGGTACTGTAGGTTAAGAAACTACTTGAAATTATGGAAATTATTATTGATGGCTTAAAAGCATTTAAAGAATATAAAAAGAATCACAGTTGGTATGTAGATTTTATTTGTGTTTGTGGTAAAACAGGAACCACGCTAAGAAAACACTTCTTATCTCGACATACTAAATCATGCGGTTGCAGAAGAGCCAAAATACATAATAAAAAGAATACTCCACTATTACCTCGTACAACTATAGAAAATGTACTGTACAATCAATATGTTAGAGATGCTAACAATAGAGGAATAGAATTCACATTAAATAAAAAATACTTTACTTTACTTACTTCACTACCTTGTGTATACTGCGGGGCTTTACCAAAAAATAAATGTAATTGGGGAGGCACTACAAGATTATACAACGGATTAGACAGAGTAGACAATGAAAAAGGTTACATTAAAAACAATGTAGTTTCTTGTTGTACACTTTGTAATATGGGGAAGAATAGGTTAGAAAAAGAAGAGTTTTTAGAGTGGATAAAACGAGTATATAATTTCAATTATGGGCCTACATTAAATTCGGTGAATTCGGTGAACATCTCTATAGAGGACAATACCGAACCAAGCTTTAGCCTAAACGACTAAAGAAGGTGTAACGCATAGATGTTGAAACTTCATAAGAAGAATATAATACATCCACGAGCGCCGAACCTATTGACCTTGTCAATAGGATAATATATGCTGAACTTACGAGATCTATAACGCCCACCTCGTAAGAAGTAAGAGATAAAAAACTCTTACGATAACAATTGCCAATGGGCGTAGTTAAAGGCCAAAATGTTGCGATGCTGAAAGCTCAGTACGATCAAAGCTGCGAAGGTACTTTTGGTATCGTAATGTTGGATCCAACACGCAGTGGTGAATTGATCTATAGCGATCAATCTACGCTCTAGTAGGTATTAATAATTAATAATATAATATCCTCCACCTAGACTAGCCCTTTAGGTGGAGGCTACTTATTGTCCCAACAATAAAAAACTTGGAATACCTTTAACAGATAATCGTAAAGGGAGGAGGAAAATACCTCGTTAACAAATAACAACAATTATGTCTTCTAAAGTATTTATATACACAATACCTCGTGACTCAGCATATGGGATTCACAACTGGACAGACCCTACTTCTGGACAAAAAGTCGATAAAACTAAAGTAGGAAATGCTAAAACAAAATTAACTGCACTGTATTCTCAACGCGTAGGAGGACTATTGAATGGTCTTTCTTACAAACCTTGGGAAGAAAAGGGAGTAGTTAAACTTGGAGCAAATGGAAAAGAGTTAACACTTCAGGACAAAGAAGAACAAAAATGGAATCTTACTCCTGGATTTTTAACCAATAAGTCATGGCGTAGGGGAGATAGTTTAGATCCTGAAAAGATGTCTTACTTTCAAATGAAAACATGGACATTAAAAGATGGAGCTACAGTGTTAGACCTAGCCAGTTTTGATGACCTTATGTTTTATTATGTAGCACTGGACTCTAAGTTTATTGCCAATTCCGAAAGGGAACTGAAGGCACATAAATGGCCTTATGCTACTCACTATATAGCCATTACAAATGAAGGAGAAGAGATTATCCACGAGCGCAACTCCCGCAAGATTAAAGCATTTGCTTTGCTTGCTGACCCTTCCTTGTCTTCTGCTAAAAAGAAAGAAATCATTTGGATTTTAGATCTAGCTTCTACTGCATCTCCATTGTCAGAAGAACAGGCAGATAACATCTTGTATCGCTTCATTGAAGCTGATTCACTACTCAAACCAACTACCGATAAGTTCATTCAGACTGCTAATCTATTGAAGGATGAAAAAGGTCGTCAAGAGTTTGCTGCTAGACTATTGCTTAAGAAAGCACTAGACACTCGTGTGGTTTATGAGAAGTCTGATTCTTATACTTGGAATCGTGCAAAAGGTTCTATTGTAATTGGAGAGCGTTATAGTGAAGCCATTGATTTCTTATTGAATCCTAAAAAAGATTCCTTGGTATTGGAATTAGAGCAAGAAGTTAAAGCAAAGCTTTTATAAACAATAAAGCGCATGACTGCTCAAGAACTGAAATGGGACTTCTTATTTAAGCGAGATAACATCGAAAGCTTAAAAGGAAAAACATTTCTAGACAATGAAATTGATTGGTTTTTAAACACTGCTCAACTTGATCTAATTAAATCCAAGCTTATCTCTCGTACTCCAGATGGTACCGGATTTGAGGAAACTCAGAAACGAATTGATGATTTAGGTACACTTGTAGTCTCTTATCCAGCACAAAATCCTATTACATTAATTTACCATCAGGATGAACACATGTATGAACTTCCACTAGCTGATTTAAAGTACGAGTATTTGTATTTTATAAATGCTAAAGTAGAAGTAATCAACTGTAGAAATAAAGCTCGAATCAGATTAATTCAGCACGATGATAAACTCGTAGCTGAAAATGATCCATTCTTAAGTAGCAATAGTACTGAGATACTGGCTTCATTTGGGTTAAGTAGTTCTGGTACAGGAAAATCAATTTATTTGTACCCTGATCTAAACAATACACTAGGTAAGATGTACATTGATTATGTACGCATACCTAGTAAGATTAGTCAAGGTACTTATACATATTTAGATGGGAATATCTACCCTACACAAACGTCGGAGTTGTCTATTTCCGTACATCCCGAAATTGTTGATTTAGCTATTCAATATGCTTCCACGGTAACTGGTGAACAAAGCAGCCGTGATGGAGCTATCAATAGGCTACAATTAACAAATTAAACACTTATTATTTATCATGATTAATGGAAACAATCGTGCAGCTTTGGAAACTTTCCTAGTTGCATCTGCTGGTGATCTTGCATTGTATAACACTGCTGGCTCTGGTAACAACATTTCAAATCCCTCTACTGGTGCTGTTCGTCTTGCGGACGGTCAGTTGGGTATTTTCTGTGACTCTATTTTCGGAACAGTAGCATTGAACGTGGCTACGGATGCAACTCCTACGAAAGCAGAAGCTCCAAACATCTACATTGCTCAAGGTACTGCTGATAGTGCAGCTCCTTCTCAGAGCACTTACTCTTACCCATTGTTCCCACGCCCATACGAGCGTTCAGGTACAATCGTAGGTAATGGTGAAATTTATGCTACTAAGCAAGCTTATACAGCTCCAACATGGTCTGGTTGGGTAGTTGGCAACGCATCTACTGGTGCAATTGCTGCTGCTAACAATACCACTTATGGTCTGACTATTGCTTACACTGGTCGCGCTATGACTGAGGACATTAACCATATGGCTCGTCGTTATTTTGTACCTTCTTATACTACACCTAACTATACCGCACTTGGTACTGTTAATCCTGTAGATCATTTGGTACAAAACATGGTGTATCAAATCAACCGCCAAAGTCAAGTAGTTGCTAGCCAAAACAAAGGTTCTGAACCTGTTTATGCTATTGCATTGAATCTTGGTGGTACTGGTGGTACTGCGCGTGCTTCTATTACTGCTGGTTACCTTCCTTTGGTTACCACTACAACTGGTACTCGCGGTGTAACTTTGACTGCTGCTCAGGCAACTAGCTTGATTGCTACTTTGCCCGTAGGTTGTTCAGTTATCACTATTGATTTGACTACTGCTGGTAGTGCTGCCACTACCGATGCATTTGCAGTAATTGCTTTGGATCGCAAATTGGCTTATGATGACCGTGTTCCTCAGACTAAAATTGGTCTTCAGATCGGTAAGCGTTATGGCTTTGCTAGCTCAGTTTACTGCGCACAAGTTACCTTCGCTTTTGAAGGTCAAGGTGTAGGTCGTATTTTGGACTTGGAATACAAGCGTACTCACCAACAACGTAAATACACGTTGAACCACGATGAGAACCCAATCATCCATTTCCCATCTCCAGTTAGTACTACTGGTACGTACAACCGGTATAACATCGAACACGTAACCAATAACACTATTGACAGTGCAAATACTGTTAAAGTTCCTCAATTGGCTGTTATTCTTATTCCTACTGCTAGTACAACTACAGTAACGCAATGGGATGCTGCTATTGACTCTTGGTTAACTAGTGTGGGTTCTGACTTGGTTACGATCTAGTCTATATTAAATTAAACTTTAACTAAAGTAACTTAAGGAGAGTCTGAATTATGAAAATTAATTCGACTCTCCTTTTTTTATGTCGTTACATTAACAAACAAACTTTTAAATCATTTATACAATGAGATTTTTTGATCCTGCTACTCAGCAGATTGAGCAGAATGCTCAAACAACTACTCCAACAGATGTTTGGATTCCTTACAATTCTCGCATTACTAGTGCAGTTGGTGATCCAAATAGTGTTGCTTCAATCAATGATACTATTAGTTCTAACTCAATCAACTTTGCTACTTACCTAACCTATGTACTAGGTCGTGGTAATACTGGTAACATCGTTAATACTGGTACCATTTATTCTACAAGTACTAGTACTACTGCTAGTTCTGTAATTGCCCCTGGTGTAGAAATACTTCTTGGTGCTAAAATTGGTGCAAATATGAATGTACTTACAGATCAGGCTATTCCAATTACACGAGTTGGTTCTAAGAAATATCGTATTACACGCATTTTTGTAACCAATGCTTCTACATCTTTGACTGCTGCTGACGGTGGTATTTATACTGCTACATCTAAAGGTGGTACTGCAATCGTAGCTGCTGCGCAAGTGTATACTGCATTGACTGCTGCAACTGTAGGACTTGACCTTACACTTGCTGTCAATAACACCTATACATTAAGTAATTTGTACTTGTCTTTGACAGGTACTCAAGGCGGTGCCGCAACTGCTGACTTTTATGTTTACGGAACCATTATTCCTTAACTACAACAAAATTAATAACAAATGTTCTTTAGCAAAGATTTAAATGCTAGAGAAGATGCTTTAAAATCCGAGTTGCCTGACGACATATACATTCCGTATAATGCAGGTAGAAGAATAGGGATGGGGATAGAACTCTTGCAAAAAAGGCAAGGTGATTTTACTCCCCACCCTCTTCCTTATGAGGTTAGTTTACTATCGTGGATTAACACTAAACTCGGCTCTGGAGGATTCTCTAGTGCAAAACAAACTTATACTTTAGCTCCTACTACGAAGGTAACTTCTTTTGGGAATGAAGTAACGATGATACGTGCTACAGGCAGTGCATCAATTACAGTACCTACTACCAACAGGTTAGAAGGACTACAGATTACAGGTACATCCGCAGATATAAGTGGTAGTGGTACATTTACTATTGTTGTTAATCTTGGGGATTCCACTTTAAATGCAGGTTATACATCACTGTTTCGTCCTTATTCTTTTGAAGTATATGACGAATCTAATCAAGTAAATGGTGGCCCCAGCACCACTTATCCTTTTGTTGTTGATGATTCAATCAATACTGTACAAAAGGAGATTATAGGTGTATCTGGAGGAGTTCTCACCCTTCGTGTAAGTAACCTTCAAGTATACGAAAAATGGACAATTGTTCTAGCATTCTAAATGCAATATAAATATGAAACAAATATTAATATTCATAAGCTTATTTCTTGCTATTGTATGCAATATCAATGCACAAAGTATTACAGCCAATCAGTTTAATGGTAGACTTCAGATGACAACAGTAAGTAACGTATCAGACTCAACATGGTCTATTACTGGTTACTTTACGAATTCAGTTAACAAGTATACAACTACACAGATTGCAGTAAACGATAAATTCTTTTGTCAGATTGGTGCCAATACATACGTAGGAAGAATAAGCGTTATCAACTCAGCATCAGATGTCACTAAGCTCATTACGTTTAGAGTCATCTGTAACTATCCTAATCCGCCCAACAACATCGGAGCCATTGTGCGTACTACGTCAAATGGTTATCCTGTATTTGTGGATGGATTACCGAATGCATTACAAGCAGGTATTCAAAATTACTTTGCTACATTAATCAATACTAATGCAGCAGGTAACCCTTGTGAAAGAACAATAACAAAAACTGGACATGGATTCGTACCGGGAACTCCTCTAAGATGGAATGGTTCTGCATATGTACGTCCTACCGTGGATTCACTAGTACCAGATCTTATTGTAGTAGAAGTCTTAACAGCTAATACCTTTATAGTATCTACTTGTGGTATATATCCAAGTGCTTTACCTGATGGTTTATACTGGTATACTTCTGCTGCTCCCGGTTATTCATTAGTCTCGGATACAGTTAAAGTACCTTTATTTCAAGTACTTAGAGATACAATGATGTTGAATCCTATTGTAGGGTTTAATTTGATGTCAGGAAGTGGAGCAGGAGATGTTACTTCAGCAGTACTAGCAGACACAGCAGCAGCTATTCGTGCTGATTTTCCAAGTGGAGTAGCTGATGGGGATAAAGGAGATATTACTGTATCTAGTTCAGGTGCTACTTGGACTATTGATAATGGAGTAATTAGTAATGCTAAATTAGCTACTAATGCAGTTGACTCTACAAAAACAGCTAATCTTTCTCCTAACGACTTAGCACAGACAGGGGCTACCTCTGGGCAAGTTCTTACTTGGACTGGAAGTAAATATGCTCCAAGACCTAGTAGCACATCTGAAGCCTCTATTTTATCTGCAATAAGTAACGCATCAAAAAAAATCACTAACTACGGAAAGACATTTAACGTAATGGATTTCGGTGCGGTTGCTGGCACAGACATTAGAGCAGCTTTACAGGCAGCCATAGACACAGCGAACCTTTCAGGCGGGGGCACTATCTACGTGCCGAATTTGGGAACGCCTTGGTTACTTACACAGTCTGGACAGGGAATTAGTACTCAACTGGGGCTTAATCAGCGATATTGCATCAGACTAAAAAGCAATGTCCGAATACTCTTTGGTAATGGGGCTGAAATAAAGTTAGCCGACAATCAGCAGATAGGATCAGTACCGGGATCATCTGGTGTTGTAAACTTGTTTTGGGGGACAAATATTCACAACGTAGTTGTCGAAAGCGAATCGAAGTACGCTATCCTTAATGGAAACACTGCGGGACAAACGGGGTGGAGTGGTGGTTATGGGCAGCGTGTTTGTGGGAACGCCATTTATATTACCGCCCGAAATGACTTCGATTGGGGATGGAATAGCCATATTGAAATCCGAAACATATTTTTTAAAGATTTGTGGTCTGATCCTGTTGTAACAAGTGGCATAGATGTACTAACAGTAGAGAAGATTAAAATGCAGGATATTGGTGAGGGGTCTGAATTAACATCTGGTCGTTATGTACAACTTCGAGAATGGGAGGTTTATGATCCAAACGCTACGATGGTTGGCGATGGAATTGAAATTTCAAATTCCAAATACTTTGAAATTAGTGGCTGCCTCTCAAAGTATAATGGTGCAGGAACTACTTACGACATAATATCATCTGATTACGGGTTTATTCATCACAATCAGGTGGATTCAGTAATGACAAATTTAGTTTCACTTAATGGCATTGCGAACGAACTTTGCACACACATTATTATCTCTGACAATATTTTTCAGAATCAACTAAGTGGCACTGCTTCCATCCAAGGCGGGGACGGACTTATTGTCGTAAAAAACAACCTATTTGATAACGTTAAAGGAATACAAATAGGGGTAAACAACACACTACCTAGTTACGGGGATTACCATGTAGAAGGAAACATCTTTAAAAACATGAGCACAGTGGTGCTATCGATGACATCTGGTAGAAGAGTTTACGCTAGTAGCAATAATTTCTATAAGTGTGAAACTGCTTATCAGTTTCAGGGACAAACATCGTCAGTCCCCCCAATTGTAAGCATTAACGGCGGGATAATAGATTCTTGTTCGACGGGAATTAGTGTTGTGGCTCAAACTAGTGCGTATACACCAACAGCCACGATAAGCGGGCTTACAATAACCAATACAACTAATCCAACTAATTCAAGCTTAGTTGGCTTTAGAAATATAACTATCGCGCCATCCTGCTTTTTCAACTCGAAAAACTTTGCATCAATAAACCCAACTCCGATTTCGGGGTTACAGCGGTTGAAGATCGTTCAAAATGCTGCTACATTAATTAATATTTCGGACCCCGCAAAAAACAACGAGGTAGAAATAGAGTTCACGACTACAAGCAACGTTCGCGACATTAGTGATGGTACGAGTACAAGTATAGATATTTACGAGCCAGGTCAAAATTATTTTTATGCGGGAGAGCGCTTATTTTTGCGTTACGACGATACTACCAGAACATGGAGAGAAACAAAAAGACTACGAAAAGATGTAACTGGCACCCCCGTTACATTCAACGGGTTCTCCGCTGTACTGCCCGATAATAGTACGGTTAACATGAGCTATCTTGGGGATACAAGCGCTGTGTCTGGTATGAATTATTACCTACCCGCAAAGGGGTATCTGAAGAAGATCATTGTGTTTCTCGACTCTCCAATTTCTTCAGGCAGCATTCAGGTTGTGATGCGAGGTGCTGGAGGAGTTGGTTGGGGATATTCCAGTTCAATGACTACAGGCAATACGAAAGTCTTTAACGTGCTAGCAGGAAACCCTGCTGTACAAAACCCAGGCGTATACTCAGTACAACTAGTAAGCTCAGGAGTTGGAGGGACTAGGCGTGTGAAAGTTGCACTAGAATGGGAATTGTAAAAATTAAATAACATGAAATACATACTCATATTTTTACTTGGATTGATTACATTGCAGGTAAATGCTCAAAAGATCATTGGTTCTACAACTACAGCAGGAGGAGATTTAGAAGGAGTTTACCCTAACCCTAGAATTAAACAGAACATAATCAATAGAGCTAACTTAACTCAAGGATTACGTGATAGCTTAACTAGATTTAGACACGATACTATTATCAAAGTAAATACAGATGGACAGACTAGTTTAATTTCTATCGTAAATACTTTAGGAAGGTACAACAGAGTAAATATTATAGTACTGGGTGAAACAGGATGGGCACAATCCGTTGTCCTTCCTTTTGCTGCTGATACCATAAGAAATACTTTATTCAATGTAACACATTATTCAGAAGATACTACTGCTACTTGTCAGTTAGCAAGCTTTGATGGCTTTATGTTAGCGTATAGTCCTCCTAGTATTGTATCAGACTTGTATCTAATAAATATAGCACATGGCTATACAGTTGAAGTAAAACCTGTTTATCTAGATGCTACATGGTATTGGACATCTAAAGTATCAAAAGATATATTTAGAAACTTAGTTGAAGGTAATACTGACGCTGGAATTACTGCTCTTACTGGAGAAGTAACTGCAAGTGGCGTAGGTTCAGTTGCAGCAACAATAACTGCTGGAGCAGTAACTACTACGAAGATAGCAGATGCTAATGTAACGTTAGCTAAGTTAGCTACGAACTCTGTCAACAGTTCTAAGATTGTAGATGCTTCAGTAGCACTTGCCGATATGGCAGCTAACAGTGTAGACAATACAAAGATTGTAGATTACTCTATTACAGGTACAGATCTTAACTACCTGACACTCAGAGCAGGAGATGCTACCAATGCAATTCAAACATGGTCTGCTGGAGCAGTAAAGACTGTTCCGGTATCAGGTGCATGGGATTGGGATGCTAACAAGCTTAACTTCACTATAGGTGGAGTACGTAAACGTATACCAGTATTTACTGAAGCTACTCCAACTGGAGGTCAGCTTATGGTAGGTAATGGTACAGATTTTACATTGGCTAATTTAACAGCAGGATATGCTCAGACAGTTACCAATGGATCTGGAAGCATAACAGTTAATCCTGATACTACTAAAGTAATCCCGTTTATACCTAATGCTGAAATATCTAATGGTACTAGGAGTGGTTACTTCTGGAATAGAACATCAGGAGTATTTGGCAGTCAGTTCTATAGAGCTGGGTACAGAATTTTCAACAACAGTTTTGCAACAGGTTCTACTGCTGCTACTGGCGTAAGTGTATCAGACTTAGCTACTACAAACATAGCTAGTATACAAGCAAGCATGAGTGTAAATTCACCTTATATTCAAATGCAAGTAACTGGGCCGGATAGAGGAAACAAGGGGTACTTATTCAATGAAAATGGGGCATCGCTTCCCGTAGTAATTAACAGTGTAAGTTCTAATAGCCAAGCAGTAGCTACCTACCAAATAGATGGAGAAACTTCTATTGAATACATTACGAACTCTACTCCTACAAATGTAACTTTACCTGAAATATCCGCTACTCCTACCGCAGCAAACAGTGTTGGTGTTGGGTTTACTATGTGGGTATGTGTAAACTCTTCCGTAGGGAAAAATATCAACGCATCTGGTGCAGATGAGATTATTAGACATGGGTCAACCTCAATAGTAACTACATTTCCTACTACGGGAGGAACTTACTATCTTAAAAAGTTTGTTGCTCTTGGCCTAAATACTTGGGGAGAATTCTAAAAGATAAAGATATGTACGCAATTAATTTCGCTGGAGGATTTGTAATCGCAGGGCCTTACGATAATGATACAGATGCGGCAGGGGCTTTAGCCAGTGGCAAATATTTCTATCTAGGCACCGGAGCTTTACCTTACGGTTTAGTTCCCGGCACAGTAATGAGAGTAC